GCTGAACAAAAGGCGATGCGATGTTCAGTCGCCAGCAGCCAGCAACCCATCGAAGCGTGCCCGCTGGCGGTCCCAGCGAGGCTCGCGCGCGATCTTACGCAACTCGCGCTCGCCGATCAGTCCGGCCTGTTCGGCTGGCAGAAACAGGACATGTTCCTGAATGGCGGGAGCGAGCAGCCCGAGCATGACGATCTGCCCGATGCGGGCCGAAGAGATGTGCGCCAGGCGTGCGAGTTCGGCATAGTCCTTGACCTTGCCCGAGCGAATCACCCCTTCCAGCTTGTGAGCGAGTGCCAGCAGGCGCGAGAGGCGCGGTGGCCGCGTGAGCGTTTCGCTGGCGGGGCGGAGCCGGAAGGCCGGGAGCGCGCGTCCACGCCGGCGTGGAATCTTGTATTCGAAAGTGGAAGCGACGTCACCTTGGAACCCTTCGGGGGTTCGCAGCTTCACTCCCACCGCGCCTCTGGGGCCGTCGTAGTGGATCTTCTCGATCAGGGCTTGGATGATTCCGGGAATGACTTGCGGATCTGCCAAGACTAAGGCCTGCCAGTCGGAATCGGAAATCTGAAAAGTTTGTCGCGATTCGGCGCCGCTGAAGTGCGAGCGAAACTGAATCACAATCGAGGCTTCGAGCAGGTCTGCCGAGACCGACTTCGTCTCACAGAACTTCCAGCCTTTCTCACGGGCCGTCTGGCATATGTAATAGCGGTAGCGCCGTTTCTTGGCCGAGTAAGTGGCAATCATCGGCTGCTGGCAATGTTGGCAAATCAGTAAGCCCGACAGCGGCGCGTTCTGCGGAACGTTGGGCAACTCCGGTTGCTGAATGCTGCGTTCGGAGAAATCTTTGTTGATGTCGTCCCAAAGCGCCGGTTCGATAATGGCCTTATGCTCGCCCTGGTACACTACGCCACGATAGTTCACCTTGCCGCAGTACGTCGCATTGGAGAGCAACATTCGCACCGATGCTTTGGTGAAGGGACGGCCCGTGTGCCGTTGACCGCGCCGCGACTTCCAGGACTTAGTAGTCCGACCGCGCTTGGCGAGCTCAGCCACCACTGCGGCGAGCGAGCGATGGGTGCGGTAGAGCTCAAAGATCTCGACCACGCGGCGAGCTTCACTGGAGTTGACTACTAAGCTTCCGCCCCCTGGAGCGACATCGTAGCCGAGCAGCGGCGTGCCTCCCACCCATTTGCCTTTCCGCCGCGCGGCTCCCATCTTGTCGCGCGTGCGCTCGCCCACTAAATCTCGTTCGAACTGAGCAAACGATAAGAGAATGTTTAACGTCAGCCGTCCGAGAGAAGTGGTGGTGTTGAACTGCTGGGTGACCGATACGAAACTGACCGAGCGTTGATCGAAACGATCCATCAGCCGGGCGAAGTCGAGCAGCGAACGGCTCAGCCGGTCTACCTTATAGACCAGCACGCAATCCACTTGGCGGGCGTCGATCTGTTCGAGCAGTTGTTGCAGCGCCGGACGGTCCATATTGCCGCCGCTGAAACCGCCGTCATCGAAGCGAGTCTCAACCAAAGTCCAGCTCACATGCTTCTGACTCTGGATGTAGGCTTCAGCAGCCTCGCGTTGAGCATCGAGCGAATTGAACGCCTGTTCTAAACCTTCTTCAGTCGACTTGCGGGTGTAGATGGCGCAGCGCACCCGCCGAGTTGATTCGATCGTGCCTATCGAACGGTGGTCATCCACGACGGCGCTCCGTGAGTCCGAAGAACAGTAGACCGTTCCAACGGGTGCCGGTGACTACCAGGGCAATGGCGCTGAGCGAACCGTAATGTTGCGACTGATACTCGAAGCCCTCATCGAGCACCTTGACGACCACCTCGCGTCCCTTGTGGCGCCGGGTGAGAAGCGTACCCGGCTGGGGCAGCCGTCCATCGCGGTGACTTCCAGAGTGGGGGCGAGGTTGGATCTTCTGAGGCTGTTCCGGCCAACTCCAGAACCCCTTCGGCCCGCTGCTTCGCAGGTCAGCGTCATCGGCGATCTGGAGTGCGCGTTCGAGCGAGCGTTCACTCAGGCCACCTTCTAGTTCCGCCTGGAGCTGCCAGGCAATGCGCCGAAACAGATATTCCTTGTGCGAAGACCTGGTCTCTTCGCCAAAAACCTCGCGATACTTTACCTTCAACGCCGCCACCGAGAGACAACGCAACTCTTCAATCCTCCGAACGAGGGCTATGTCCATGTTCTTGCTAACCTTTCTGCGGTTGTAAACCACAGTTCCATGGACGCTCTCTGGGTCCCGGAATGCAAGTCGCGGAAGGCTCTTTTTCGAAGCCCGGAGAGTTGACTTCCCTGCTCTTTCTCTAGGTCTCAGTTCACGCGTGTCGCGCGAGGACCGCCGGAAGCCCACATCGAAAAGTGCTTCGCAATCATGTAGCCCAGCGCATCGCTCGTGTGCGTGCGAACAGGATCGGTCTTGTCGATGTCGTTAAACGCATTTCCGTTTACGTCAGTCTTCCAATGCACCCGCTCAAAGTCCTGAATCAGGTGCTTGCAGCGTGGATCAATGATCAGTCTCCTGTCGCCTGCTTGACTGCGGAGCTTCGCGTTCACACAATTTACCCGGTCACGGACCGGCGGGTTGGAAGATCCAACATGGATGACACTGCGGTACTGATTGCGATGCTGGCCAAGAAAGTTGCGCACTAGCTCCCAATCGGTACGCGAGGCCGAGGATCGCCGCGCGTCGCCGGTAGCATCGCCATACACATCCAGCTGCACGGGCGGATAGGCTTGGCGAAGCCATGGCTCGGCGCGTTTGAGGAACTCCTCGCACGCCGCCATGGTGTTTGAATCGGCAAGCACAATTTCATCCAGAACATGCACCCATTCACCGTCCCGCTGGCCGATCACACCGCACATCGGATTGATGTTGAAATCGAGCGACCAGAACAGCGGCAGGTGTGGATCATAACTCACTGGCCTCACATTGGCGTCGCGATCAAAAGCGTAATACGCCATCCCGCTACTCAGATTCTCGAACTTGGCCTGAAACTCCTGCCGGTAAGTGCGCTCGTCGAGCTCATGAGTGGCGCTCTCCAGCTCCGCCTTAGCCACGTTGCCGCCCTCCTCGGTCGTGAACTGAAACGTGCTCCAGTGTGGCTGGTCTTTCATCGTTTGATACAGATCGTAAAAATGGTTGTAGCCTCGGGGGGTCCCGATGAAGAAGGCATGGCCCTGTTTGTCGGCTAACGAGGGCCTCAGAACTTCGGTCCAGGCCTCTTTAGCGATGGACGCGTATTCGTCTAAAAGAAGAAAGTCGAGTCCATCGCCACGTAGGGAGTCGTAATTATCGGCGCCCTTCAAACAAATCGTGCCGCCCGTCGTGAGTTCGATCCTAAGTTCGGTTTCGTTAGGCTTCGATGCCCAGTACGGGCGGGTCATTTGCTTGAGCGGATTCCAGGCGATTCGTTTGGCCTGCTTGTAAGTCGGCGCGACATACCAAACCAATCGCCCCGGGGCCCAAGCGGAGCGGCAAAGCTCCACCAAGGCCAGGTAGGTCTTTCCGAAGCGCCTTCCCGCCACCAAAATGCGGAATCTGGAATCGCAATTGAAAACCGTCCACTGCGGCGGTTTCAACCGGATCAAAGCCGTTGGACGGTGCAGTTGTGTTGATCGGATCATGGCTTTTTCTCCGCGTCATCTCGGGCCACGATGAACGGAGGCGGCGCGATCGCTTGCTGCTCACAGCTGGAATGGCGTTTCCAGTGAGCGCGGGTATCAAGCCAATACATGCTCGCGACGGGATGGCGCCCTGAAGTGGCCATCCCGTACATCGTTTTGGCGACCGCGAAGTTGGCCTCTAGAGCGCCTCCATCCAATTCATCGCGGTAATATTTGCGGAGAGTTTTGAGTGAACGGATTCCCAGGCGCCGTGCGATGTCCTCCTGAGGGATGCCGAAGGCTGCCAGCGATTTCACGAGCCGCCGCTCCTCGTCGGTCGGTTGGATTCTCGGGCGTGCCATGCCACACCTCCGCCTTCGCCAACAACCGCTCGGTGGAAATTTCATCGAAGCTGCGGCCGTCGCCTTCGAGCACAGCTGCGCTCCCGGCGAGCTTCAGCCAGCGCCGGACAATCAAATCCACGTAGCGGGGATCAACATCGAGGCCATAGCAGACCCGGCCCGTCGATGCGGCGGCGATGAGAGTGGT